TAATGGTTGATGCCCATAGAAGAGGTGTTAGTACAGAGTTTCTTTCTGAAGTTACAGGAAGAGGTGTTAAGAGTATTAAGTATTGGGTTAGAAAATATAAAGGTAAGAAGGTTGAGGTTAAAGAAGTAGAACCTCATCCTCATCATTACAGGTTAGAGATGCCTAATGGAACTCTAGCTACTGGCATATGTAAGATATGCTTTGATATAAAACCTCACTTCAATTCTTCTGACTTTGTATTTAATAACAAGAAGATAGAAACAGGTAGAAATATTGCACCGTTAAAAATTAACGGGCATAGTTAAGGATAAGATTAAATGAAACATATAGTGAGTTTGTCTGGAGGTTCTGCCTCGGCTGTAGCAGCAGACAGGGTGTTGAAAGAATATAGTTCTGAGAATGTAACCCTGTGGTTCGCTGACACTCTCTGGGAAGACGATGATTTGTATCGTTTCCTAGATGATTTAGAAAATAGATGGGATAAAAAGATTGTTAGATTTACTGATGGTCGAATTCCATTACAGGTAGCAGAAGATCGGAAACTAATTCCTAGTTCTTATGCTGCACCTTGTAGTTACTACTTAAAGCAACTTCCATTTCGTAAATTTCTTAAATCTCACGAAAAACCTATAACGGTACATCTTGGATTAGATTTTACAGAAGAACATCGACATGCTAAACCAAAAGAAATATATGAACAGATAGAAGGAGTGTCAGTAGACTTTCCTTTAATGTGGAAACCGTTTTCTTATATGGGATACACAAAAACAATTGAGGAGTGGGGAATTAAAATCCCTCGTTTATATACAATGGGATTTCCTCATAATAATTGTGGTGGTCGTTGTGTGCGTCAGGGAGCATCAGAATGGGTTAGATTAATAAAGCATTTTCCAGATAGATTCCAAGAGGTTAAAGAATGGGAAAATGAAAATCGAACTGTTGATACTCCTAGAGAGAATAGAACTATAATAAAAGGTATTTCTCTAGAAGACTTGGAAAAGAAAAACGAAACTACACAGATAGACATGTTCACCTATCAAGGAGATGAGTATGGGTGTTTCTGTGAATATTAAACTATAGAAACTTTTTTATGCAGGTTTCATTAACTGAATCCAAGCAGATACTTGACCTGCTGTTCTGTTTTCGCTATTCCCAGAACTTTGAGTCAAAGTGAAATGAAAATAATCATTTGCACTAGCGTTGTAAGGAAAGACTAGATCTAAACCACCAACATCTAGCGAAAAGAAACTTTGAGAGTTTGTGTTGGTAGTAGCGTGATATGAAAGATATGGAGAACCTGCTGTTCCTGATGATATTTCAGAACCATTCTTATATGACTTCAGATACATCGTACCTAAATTTCCATAAGAATCAACCGCAATATTATCAAGATGAAAAGAGATTAAATATAACCCTGCAACCGCTGTGGTTAACCGTTCTGTA